GAAAATATTATGATTATTATGGATTACAATGGTATCGCCATTGGTAACATCATGATCAACAAAGACAATGATGAAGACATGATTCGACATATGATTCTGAATACGATTCGTATGTACAAAGTCAAGTTTCAAAAAGAGTATGGTGATGTTGTAATTGCCTGTGACGGTATGAACAACTGGCGTAAAGAAGTGTTTCCACAATACAAGGCCAATCGCAGAAAGTCTCGTGAGACATCTGACTTTGATTGGAACGAGGCATTCCGTATTCTCAATACTGTCCGTGAAGAACTCCGTGAGAACTTTCCCTACAAGGTAATACACGTCGATGGATGCGAAGCAGATGACATCATTGGAACTCTTGTAGAGAACACCAATGAGTTTGGTAATCACGAGAAAGTAATGATCGTCTCGGCTGACAAAGACTTTGCTCAGTTACAACGATATGACAATGTGCGTCAGTTCTCTCCATTAACTAAAAAGTTTGTTGATGAGAATCATGCACGTCTGAAACTACAAGAACATATCATACGTGGTGATGCCAGTGATGGTGTTCCTAATGTTCTCAGTAACGATGATGTGTTCATCGAAGGATTGCGTCAAACTCCTGTAACACAGAAAAAGTTAACAGAGATTCTGGATAATCTTGATGACGATCATCAACCACATGGTGCTTCATGGTATCGTAACTATCAACGCAATCAACGTTTGATTGATCTAACCTTTACACCAGAAGAACTCAAGAGTAATATTCTGAATGAATTCAATACTCAAGATCCGTGGTCAAACAAAGGAAAGGTCTTTCCGTATTTGATAAATAAAAAGTGTAAATTATTAATTGAGTCCATAGAGGAGTTGATCTAGTGGCTAAATATATTTTTGAAATACTTGAAGAAGTAAGTAAAACAAAATCTAAGGCAGACAAAGTTGCCATTCTTAAATCGAATGAGTCATGGGCCTTAAAAGATGTGATTCGTGGATCAATGGATCCCGTAGTCAAATGGAATCTACCTACGGGTGAACCTCCATACACTGCCTCAGAGGCACATAGTCATCCAACAAATCTGTTAAGAGAAAACACTAAGTTTACCTATTTTGTTAAAGGTGGAAAAGGTGATTCTCTACCAGCATTCAAAAGAGAAAACATCTTTCTTGGTATGTTAGAAGGAATTCATCCATCTGATGCACAACTTCTTCTTGATATGATCAACAAAAAAATACCAAAGGGATTAACAAAACCTATTGTAGAGGAAGCATTTCCTGGTTTACTTAAAGGTTAACATGTGTTATAATAGCTTAGTCCCACTGGGAAACGGATGATATACTATGAATATTTTTGTACTTGACCAAGATCCTGATACAGCAGCTCGATTGCAATGCGACAAACACATTGTCAAAATGGTTGTCGAGTCTGCACAGATGTTATCAACAACACATCGTTTACTAGATGGTATTGAACTTATCAAACCATCCAAGTCTGGTAAAACCAATGTAAAGTATTGGCGACTTTCTGGACCTAGAGAAGATAATCTATACAAGGCTGTACACATGAATCATCCTTGTACTCAATGGACAATGGAGTCAACCACTAACTACGGTTGGCACCTTGTACACTTTGTGGCACTCTGTGATGAATATACTTATCGTTATGGTAAAGTACACAAATCATCAGAATTGATACCGTATCTAATGGAACTACCACGCAATATTAAAGAAGGACCAATGACACCATTCCGTCTGGCAATGGGTTCTAATCCTGAGTGTATGTTTCCAGAAGATCCAGTAAAATCTTATAGAATGTTCTATCAAACAAAACAAGAACGGTTCAGTATGAACTGGACTAAACGAGAAATACCGGAGTGGTTTAATGGGAGTCAGAGACAAGATCAAGGTGCGGATGGACGAACTTCAGGCGATGATGGAGTCCAACGTACACTTAGAGAGGCAGTATGATGTTGACGATTACATTAGCACAATTACCAAATTTTGGTCTGTGTTAAGTGAAGAAGACAAAGACTATATACATGCGTGTAGACATGCACTTGAATATCAAATGAAATGGGAGATAAATGAATAATGGCTAATCATGTAAGTTATCAAGTATGGTTTCGTGAAATAAACGATGCAGCAAAGGCTCGTTGGAAAGAAATGACTGACAATCTTCAAAATGATCGACAAGATGGTTATGAATATTGGTTCGGTGATCTCTTTGTTGATAATAAAGAAGGTTCACCAACATTAGATGAGGTTCGTGAATACTCATGGACAACTGAAGTAATTGGTCCAAAGTGGTGTTACATTCAAGACTATGATGAAGATAGTTTTAGTGGATACTCTGCATGGTCACCACCAGAAACAGGCCTTGTTAAGATTCTGGAAGAACTAGAGAAACTTGATCCTAAGATGGTCACATCTATCACCTATGATGACGAGATGCCAAACTTTGTGGGTTGGTCAGTCTATGTCGGTTCTGAGATGGAAGATGGTTGTGAAGATGATTATGAAGATATTCAATTTACCATATTCAATAATCATCCACATCTCAAGGAACATTGGGATGAAGATAATGAAGAATGGGCCACCGATGAAGATGGTGACTGTACCGAAGAAACATCTGCAGCACAAGATGAGTTCCAAGAATATCTGTATGATACGATAAATATTATGCAAGAAGATGGAATTCAATCTGTCTTGACTTATCTGCATGAAAATTCTGAGGAAGAATAGTGCCAACATACACTTTAAAGAATAAAGAGACAGAGGAATACTTTGAAGTATTTTGCAACTATGATGATTTGCAGAATATCTTAAAAGAAGATGAAACTCTGTCTCATGTTATTCAGGCACCAAATATGGTGACTATGGTTGGTAGTACACTTGGTAAAACGAGTGAAGGTTGGAGAGATCTTCTTAAATCAATTAAAAAAGGAAGTGGTAAAGGTAACACTATCAAAGTATGAAAATTTTTATCGGTCCATATAAAGATGATAACTCTAAACGTAAAGAGTCAATTTATATCCATGATTATGATACATGGAGTATGGATCATACTCTTGCTTTAGTTGCACTTCCAATGCTTAAACAACTCAAAGAAACCAAACATGGTGTTCCTTATATGGATTATGAGGATATGCCAGAGCATCTACAATATATCCGTCGTCAATATGATCCAAGAGCATCTGGTGATTTATTTAATGGCTGGGATGACTTCAATCATGAATTCCAAAAACAAGTAGAAGTCTGGGATTGGATGATGGATGAGATGATCTGGGCAATGGAACAGGTCATTGATGATGATGATATTGAGCATATTGATGATACAGAACATCATAATCGTGTTGGAAATGGGTTAAAATTATTTGGAAAGTATTATAGATCATTATGGGATTAATATGAGGAAATTTATTCATGAAACGATTGATCTCGGATATAGAGACTTGGTTACTGAGTCTACCTCCGTGGGTAGATTATATCGGACTCCTGGCGGCAGTTTTCCTAGTGTCACTACTGTCCTAAGTATTCTTAATGAAGAAGCAATTGCAGCCTGGCGTAAAAGAGTTGGTGAAGAAGAAGCCAACAAAATCTCACACAAGGCCTCGTCTCGTGGGACTAGTGTTCATTCTATTATCGAGGACTACTTAAATGATAAAGATACGTCAGAATATCTCCCACACATTAGACAAAGTCTGGAAAACGTTAAACCAATACTCGATGAAAAGATCGGAAGCATCTATGGGATTGAAGTTCCTTTATATAGTGAGTACTTGGGTCTGGCTGGGCGTTGCGATGCTGTTGCTCAATTCGATGGGGTTCCTTCAATTCTAGATTGGAAGACTTCTCGTTATCCCAAGAAGAAAGAAAAAATTTCTAATTACTTCTGTCAAATGGCAGCCTATGCGATTATGTTCGAAGAACGTTCGGGTATGCCTATCACTAACCTAGTGGTTGTCATGGATGTCGACGGCCACGAACCTCTCGTATTCAAAGAGCATCGAGACAACTGGACTGAGATGTTGACCGATACAATTAAAGAATACAATCGCCGTAAGTTTTGGTCATAAGTGTTTCATATCATTAACATTGTTAATTAAAATAAACATATGTACATTTCCTCATATTATGGTATAATGTCTATATTGAATGAGGAGATAGATTATGGAAAAATGGGCAATTATTGAAAACTTTCGATTTTATTGTTACGAAGACAAAAGCTTGACACAAGAAGAAAAAGCCATTCTTGAAGACGCCTTTGCAGATTGGTGTCGAGCAGAATCTCAATTAGTCAGACTAATTCGTAAAATGGGTAAAGTGTCAGCAAAACGAACAGTTGAGGAGTTGTGTAATGTCTAATTTTGGTTTTGACGAAGATAACATGGTAAACAAGTTTTTGTATCTTCAGCGTTCACGTTATTTGTCGACTGCCGATAAAGAACGTCTTGAGCAGTTCATGGATTCTTATCACTCTGCAAAGATGGATTTTATTCGTCAGATGAGTATTATTTCAGAGATTGAGGTTACAAAGCGGATTAAAGAGCTTGAGGGGTCAGTCCTTGAAAAAGCTGTCTGATGATATAACACTAATTAAGACAACAGGTTATATCTACTACACAAAGTGGATTGCAACCTTTGTCATTCTATTAGCAGTTGCGTGTCGATCAGTTGATGAAATCCCAAAGATTTATGATGTATTTTTTTCATGGATTGGAACAGGAATGTGGTTGGCAGTATCAATTGCTTGGAAAGATCGAGCATTGATTCTTCTTAACGCTGTAATTTCTTTTATGCTCTTTGTAGCAATATTGAGGTATGTATTTTGAGAAAACCTGATCGCGTAGCAGACAATAAAATGACAATGCCTTACGGTGACAATGTTGCTGCTCCGGCGATTACTCTTCCTGATACAAAAGATTATCGTGAAGTCAAGGTAAAGGAAGCACAGAATAAACTCAAGACTCGTTATCAAGAACTCGAAGCAGAGTTTAAAAAACTTGTAGAGACGGCTGCAGATAATGAGTTGATTTATAATGCAAATATACGATTTAGCCCAAAGGTTGGAGAAGTCTACCATCTCTATCAAAAAGAAGATGGTGAAGCTTGGGTAAGTCTGGTTGCACCAGAAGAATGGGGACCAGACTATGTTTTTGAATTTCTCGGTAGTTTTAGATTGGCTACCGACTCAGTATGGATAAGAGAAGAATGATTTATGTAGATATGGATGGAGTCATTGCTGACTTCTTTGGTGGACTTGAACGGTATCATGGAGTCCCACACTGGAAACTGTTAAAAGAGGAATCGATACGACAGTTAAAAGGAACAAACTTTTTTTACACACTTGAACCCTATGAAACTTCAGAACAGTTGATACAACACGTTCGAATGTTAACTGGAGGAGTAGGTTGGGGAATCAACACATCGCCATTACGTGGTGATCGTGACAACTCTGCGTATTGGAAACGCCGTTGGTTAGAAGAACATGGATTCTTTCCAGAGGCAGATCGATTTATTGTCACCGGACAAAAAGAAAACTATGCAACATCACCACTCGACGGAAAACCAAATATTCTAATTGATGACAAACCATCAAACATCAAGGCCTTCAATGACAAGGGTGGTATTGGTATTCGGTATCAGGCGAATGAAGACGATCTTGAAGAGTACCTATTTGTTCAGTTAGAAGAGGCT